AAAATTATTAGCATTCGCAATTCTAAATTGGTCTGTTACTATAGCAGCCATATTACACAGTTTTTAGATATTTATATTGTTTAGTTAACTGTTTCTGGAAGTGCTCCAGTTTTTCTAAGTCCTTCACCTCTTCTTTGGATTGTTGGGAAGGTTGATAAACCAACATCAACAGTTTTTCCAGTAACTCCAATAGAAATTGGATTATTTGATCTGGTTATGCTGGTAAATAATCCCCAAGAGAACTCACCAACAAAATCTCCTTCTGAAGAAATACCTGATGTATTTGTTGAAGAATGAATATTACAAGTCACAATACCAACATTACCACTAACACTTATCTCACCAACATAATAAACATTATCCAAGAATGTTGTTCCAATACCAACAACAGCAGAATTAGATTCAATAACAGATGTAACTCCAGTACCAATGTGAGTATTTCTGATCATTATTGGATATCCAACCTGAAGATCACCCCCAAAACTTGCTCCCCTATCGAGGAAGAACTTGAGTGCTTTTGAATGACCACCCCATCCACTAACTGCTTCAATACCAGTTACGATTCCGGAGAATCCTTTGACATCTGCAATAACACCAAGAGATTCTGTATTTGGATCTGGTAAAGGAACAATAGTATTTGGAGCAGAACTATAACCAAGTCCAGGATTTGTTATTGTTGTTCCGGTAAGCACTCCACCAGATCCTACCGTTGCTGTCGCAGTAGCAGTTGTACCAATACCAACACCAATTCTAAATGGATTCTGGAACTTAATTTGCACTGTAGATCCAGTATATCCACTTCCTCCATTTGCAATTGTAAGTGCATTGACAGATCCATTACCATCAATAGTTGCAGTTATATTTGCAGGTGATGGTTCTGTTTCTTGATCAACAAGTAATGCTGTAAGTGCATTGTAATTTGGAGGTGGAGTTCCCATATTGTAAGTGAAGTTACTTACATCATCTACGAAAATTCTATTATCTGAGGAATCGATATCAAAAATAACTTTTGCTGTTGGATATATCTGAGCAATTGTTGATTTTCTTGTTTTAGGAACAATTGTACCATTAATTTCAAGATCACGTTTTTGTTTTGTCCAGTAGAGTGGTTTATTGTTAACCTCATCAATTCCATCACCTAAGTAGAGATTAGTTTCAAATTTATCTGATGATGTAATATCAAAGACCGTTCTTGGATCCTGAGTTTTTGTTGTACTGACAAGATCATCTCTGAATAACTGGACAGTATCTCCTGCCTCAATTGTAGGAAGAATATTATCCACAAATACATCATCTAATCCTCTTGTTCCTCTGTAGAAGAATATATCAATAACGTCAGTTGGTTTTGGAGGAACGGAGAACGCAAATGAGGTTCCTCCATCGAATGTATAAGAATCTCCTGGTTCTTGAATAACACCATTTATAATGACAAGAAGTGCATTTTGAAGTTCTATTCTAGAGTCTTCTGGTTTTTCAAAACTCAACAGAGATCCATTATAGAAGAGTGGGAATCTAATTCTAAATCCATCCTGATAATTTTTGATTGAGTCAATAAAGTCAAGTTCTCCAAATTGCCATGCTCCAAAATTATCATGGAATACTTCCAACACTTCAAACTGCAACTCTGATACTGGACTGGAAACGTTAATGTCAGTTACAAGTCCGACTGGTGTAAACTTATCACCTTTTCTAAATGCATATCCATTTCTGGCAATATTGAAAGAATTTACACTAAAGTAAGTTGACCCTACTCCAACAGTATTGCTAGCACCAACAACAATATCCAGTAATAATCCATCTCCAGTATCTACAGTTGGTCCGACACCAAGTCTAGAAATACCAGTTACTCCAAGTCCAGCATAAGATGGTTCTGATACAAGTATCCGTGGATTTGTGTATCCAGTTCCACCATTAGTAATATTGAATACTACTGTACCTCCTATACCTGCAGTTCCTGTAATTGCTGCATTGGAACCATTAGGATCTGATATGGTTACATTTATAGGAGTCAAGTGGTTATAACCAGATCCAAAGGTTCCACCTGTTATTCCTGTAGTAAGACCTGTTATAGTTCCACTGCCATTAATAATAGCAGTGACAGCAGCACCAGCAAGAGGTGCATACCCAAGTCCTCCAGTAAATCCAAGAGAAACAATTACACCACCTCTTGGAATTTCATTCTGATTGACATCGGATTCGGAAATAACAACATTACTGCTACCATCTGTTCTTATTCCAGAGAATCTAATACTACTTACTCCTGGAGAAGGAGCAAGTGTTTCAATAATGCTAAAGTTATTTGATGGATTATTTTCTGTTGTTGGTGTTTGGAATATTCCATTAATGAATACAATACCATTTCCACCAGTTGTTCCAATACCAGAGGTATTCACTCCACTAACCGTTAGAGTATGAGTTCTCTCTTTTCCATCAAATGAAGAGGATACGTCATCATAAACTTGGTTTGAAGAATAATCTTTTCTGAGGAAAACTCTACCGGTAAAATCAGAAGTTTCAAATTTTAAGTTGTTTTCTGTTCTGGTAATGTTAGAGTTTCCTCTAGGTGGTGTAATGAAGTGAATACTGTCACCAACAATATTATATGATCCTTTGTATATTCTAGCAGCTGCTGAATTAGCATGGTTTGTTGCTGCAGAACCAACAGAACCTCTCTCAACGTTAACAAGAGGAATTGTGCCTGTATTGGTTATAGGACCTGATGCCGCAACTCCAAGACCAACATTAACAATTCTCATGTATTCGTCATCAACTTTTAATAATTCCAGTGGATTGACCGAACTGATATCATTAAGACGGAATGTTGTTGCCGTGGTTGAAATACTGCCATTTAAGGTTTTAGCAACATTTGTGAACAATAAAGGATACTGTGCAATATTATCTAAGGTGATAATTGCTTTTTCATTTCTCTTTGCCATTGCAAATTCGTGTGCATTACCTTCACCAGGAGAAGTAATAGTAACTGCAGTTCCGGCAGTTGCATGTGCTTTTGTAGTTGCAATTTGGAAAGTGTCCTCGGTTACAACAATTGCAAATACTTGTGTTGGAAGTTCTGCTTCAATAGATCCTTGTTTGTACATCATAGGAGTTGATCCAACACCAACAAAAGTTGATCCTGGAGTGTATATCAACTCTTCAGCATTACTAAAGAAGTGGTCTTTAACAGTGAATACTCCGGTAGACTGATTAAGAGTTGTAGTGTCCTCGGGGTTAATGGTCTTTGCAAAAATTGGAGTAGTATTTGATCTAAGTATAAAGTCAGTTTTATTAATTCTATCTCCGTTTATTGCAAGATACTGTGAAGTATTTAAATCTTCGATTGAATTTCCAAATAATAAAGATGGTGGTTCATTGATAAAATCGGCACTGGTGTAGAAACATTCACTGAATGCCTTTATTTCTGTATCTCCATTGTGATTTGCATCTGGATAGAATTTGACCAGAACATTATCACCACTAAATTCACCACCAAAGGTTCCAATACCTAAAGTACTACCTATTGAGATGAAAGAAGATTGTTGAGTGAATACATTAGTTCCGTCATGAACCATCATTAACTGATGAACTGACTTAGTAGTATCTCCAATACTAACTTCCACTAAAGATCTTGATGCATCAAAATTATTCTTATTAATAGTTAAGAATGCTGTTGAAACCCCAGCAGTCGTAGTTGTAAATCCAGTTTCATATGTTGCTGATCTTTCTGCACCAATTGGTTGTGTTGGCACTCTATATCTAAACGTTCCTACACCAACTGCGGTTGTTCCAAATCCAACAGTTCTTGTTCTAAGGATGACATCCTCAGCAGAATCGTTAAGATATGTCAAACTAACTATTCCAGAATTTATACTAGCACCAAAGGAACCAATAAAGTTACTAGAACCGGAAATTGCAGTAGTATCAAAGTAATATTCTGCAAGATTTGTATCATCTCCATCATGTGTTAAATACAATTCAACAAAATTGGTTTCACCGGTTACTTCTTTAGTAACAAGTGCATTCACATACAGTGCAGTGAACTTATCAGTTGAAACACCAATAACTGATTCTGTAGTATTAATAAGAACCGTTTGAGCACGACTGGTTAAGTCTATGAATCCTATCGAGGATGTTCCAATTCCAATAGTGGAATTATTAAATTTCTTCTCAATAAACTTAATATCATATTCAGTATCATATGGATCTTCTGGAGTAAATCTTAAGAAAGTATCTCCAAAATCATCTGTTTCTAAACTAAAATCTCCATATTGCTCATCATTCTCAGTTGTAAATCCAAGACCTACATTTACCAAAGATTGTTTCTCTAAAACAAGTTTATTATTATTAACAGAATCATTTAAAAATACCATATTAGTCAATTGAACATGGTTTTTTCCACTGACATCACTTACTTTAAAGATATAATTGTTATAAAGACTGGAATTATCAACTTGTAAAATATCCTTATACTCAAGAGGTTCATTATCAGAACTAGAGAACTGATCTTGTATATCATCAACTCTCAATACTTTATTTGACAGAGCCTCAGTGTAATTTGTAAGTCTCTTTTGACTCAATCTTATGAATTTAGATCTATCAGTTAAAATATCAATGTCTTTAGCATAGTCAAAGTTGTTGATGGTATCAACTCTCTTTTCGTCGATATAATCTCTAATAATTGTTGTTATTTCTTCGGATGTAGATATTCCAACTCTTTCATCTGAGTCAGATATGACTTCGGTATCTGCAAAGTTTTTGATACCAACACTATGAACTAAACTATTGACTGGTGTTCTAATATCTTTCCATTGCTGTCTACTCTTAATAGAATATGAAAGATTTTGGTAATAATCATTATCAGGTAAAACTTGATAATCCTCATTCAGTTTTCCGGTTTGTTTCTCCCAACCCTCTTCTTTTCTGTTAGAGAATTTAATTTCATAAATTCCATCATAATTCGTAAGAGTTTCAATCGTTGCAATGTTTCCGGAGGTTTTTCCTTTAATTGTTTCACCAACAGAAAGTTGATATGAACCAAATACTTTGATCAAACCAGTATTATCAAATCCAATGACTTCTAAATCTCTTTCTATGTCATCAGATAAAAGTTTTTCACCAACTTCAAAATTAGATAATGCCAGTTCAATAGTGAACGATGGATACTTTGTTTTATTAACTACAGTAGCATATGAATCTGTAATAGTTTGTGCTATTCCTGTTTGAGTTGTTAATCCAGCCAGATTAAATGTAACTTGGTCAGCATTAAGACCTGGTGTCAACTTATTTTCATATTTTGATACTGTAAAGAATTTAAATCCATAATCACTTGCATTAAATCCAGTACCACCTGAACTGTACTTAGTAATTCCTTCAACAAATACCTCATCATTTACAGCAAAAACATCTGTAGTAAATCCGGCAGAAGGAGTTGTTAATACACACGTAAATATTCCAGTATTATCGGATAAAACTTGTGTAACACTAACTCCATTTGTATTATTAACTGCAAAGATTTCTGCAGACTGATCCGATATTCCTTTTGGTGGAACGTCAATTGAAACATCAGTAATTGAACTACCGGATAATATTGGTCTTAATAAACCACTATCTAATTCTGTTCTAGTATCATTGTTTACAACAACTAATCTTGGAGCCTCTACATATCCAACTCCACCATTCGTAACTGTGATAATACCTACAGTGTTTGAATCCTTTAGTGTAATTTTTGGTGATATGAAAGCTTCTGGTTGAAGAGTTTTATCTGAAGAATATTCAAATCCTTCATTTATAATTTTCGTTTCTAATACTTTACCAATAGTATTAGTCTCTAACGTTACAAGTAAATTTTTGCCGTTGGAGTTATTAACACCACTAAACAGCGGAAGTTTCTTATATCCAGTTCCGACAGAAACTAAATGTATCTTATCTACTGCTCCAGATGCAGAAGTTGATTTGGTAGTGTACTCTAAACTATCACAATCAGAAGAAGTATAAGAAAGTCTCTCTGGATCCTCTTCTAAAGAAACAGTGAAACTTGTAACTCCAACTTCTGAAATTTTATATTCTTTATTATATACACTATCTACAAATAAAATTTCCGAATAATTTTTAACTTCTTTATCTGATGTACTGATGAAACCAGTTTTTTCTAAAGAGTAATAAAGTCTATCTGGGAAATTAGATCCATGAGAAAGAGTGAAGGTTGCATTTGCAGATCCAACTGTACCAGAACTAGATGTATTGAATGTGCTACTATTTCCAATGGAAACAAATTCATTCTTAAATTCTCTATCGTAGAATACTTTAAATTCATATCCAGTCAAAGAAGAATCAGAAAGATCGAAAACAAGATTGTTATTTTTTATAGATTTAATTCTTGGATTGATTTCGGAAATAGTTTGAGATGCACCACCAGTAGATCCAAAACTTACGATTACTGGAGGATTACTATTGGCATTTACTAAAGTTTCACATAATTGAATGACAGAGTTGCTTTGTTTGTGTACATAATATGGACCCGTCTGCACTCCCGTCATTACTGTATCTGCATCATAATATACCTTATCACCAGTATCAAAACCATGATCAGTAATAGTAATTCTACTTCTATCAGTATTGACTGATGATGAAGAGAATCCTATAGGATTAATTTGAATATTTTCAGTATCAGAATTTCTATTTACTCTGATGGCAGTAGAAGTGCCAATACCTACAGAGAGATTTGGTTTTACATTAAGTGTTACAAGGTCACCTTCAGATAATCCATGTGCAGAAGAAATTGAAACAATAGAATTGATTTTGGAAACAGTAGCAATAACATTATCATAATTCTTTTGGAAATAATAATCATCAATATCATCACCATTCACTCTAAAGTAAATTTCATCACTATTCAAAGTTGTCTTTATACCAATAGTGTTTGGAGACTTATTAACCGCATATACAACACTTGGTAAATTGAAAGGTGTTCCTGTTGGTGTAGTGGAAATTGAAATTGCCGAATTCGTTCCTCTATTAAATTCAAGTTTTTGATTAGTTTTAAATGGATGATTGGGTAGAGATATTCTTTGAGTTGGAACAGAACCTGTGATAATTTCATCACCAAAACTATATGTAACTTCAATACCAACTCCAGGAGTTATTCCAATACCGATAGATTCTGTTGGATTGAAGTTAACACGTTCATGAACTCTGGACTCAAAATAATCAACGTCCGCATCTATTGTAAATCTAGTCAGATTGAACGTTACTGCCATCCCTACAGTATGTGCAGTTCCAGATAATCCTCTATGCACTCTGATAACATTCTTATCCCGATATACATTTAAAATTTCTAAAGTTTCGGTTCCAATACCAATAGTTGAACCACCACTACCTGAAGGATTAGTAGGAACAAGATAATTTTCAACACCAGGGGGTATATCTGTTACATAAATTTCAGTTGTAATACCACTATTTGCTTTTATTTCTGTAGTTAATCCAACATTAGGAATGTTTATGAGGTCAATTTTATGATATCCTCTCAATTTGGAAGATTCGTCAGAAACATTTCTGATATCAGATGTATCGGTGCTAGAATATTGTCTTTTTATATCATCTATTAAAACATAATCATTATCTTCTAATTTTATAAAATTGAGGTAATTGGCAAGACCTACAACTACTTCTACTTTTCCATCATTTCTCCAAACCAGTGTAGATGATCCTGTAGATTTTGTAGTTTCAACACTATCAACTGTTTTTCCTTTCAACGAGGAAATATTAGCAGTTAGTCCTCCACCACTGGTTCCAGTATTATCAAACTTCAGTTTTTCACCTACTTTGTAGTCTTCTCCAGAATTTAAAATATTGATTGAAGATACGGATCCTTCACTAATTGAATCAACAACAATCTTTTGTCTCTTAATTTCATTACTTTCAATGATGAAATCATTATCTGCAGTCGGTTCCGCAATTCTATACCCAAAAGTATTTCTTAGCAGGGATGAATTGTTAAAATCGAAGGTTTGATCTAAAGATCCATTTTCTTCTAATGTATTTGATCTGTATTCATCTCCAATAAAATATGGGAATATTGGATCTCCTGTAGTTGGATTTACTGTTGCATAGTATGCATAGACTCCATTCGGAAAATCGATTGTTTTTGCAAATCTTCCATTGTTCTTATCAAGATCACCATTAACAGAATCATACTTGTAATCTTCTACAAAGAATCCAAGAGGGAATGAAGAAAGTGATGGTCTATCTTCAATATTAGATGCATCTTTGAGATAACCAGAAGTCATGGTTTTAATCCCAGAGTTAATATCTGTGGGATCTACAGGTGCATATGAACCGTAAATTGGATTTCCATCATATGCCCATCCAATAATGCCTGACAGTTCACTAGAGGTATCATTGAATGAGTTTCTTAAAATATTAAAATAACCGTTTACAGAATATGAAAGACTACCATCTACATCTTTTAATTGTTCTGTTTGCTGCTCAAACGAAAGTTTTTCTACGGAATTGACTGTAAGTGATCTTATGGATGTATCAAAAATTTCTCCAGAACCATTTGGAATTACGTTTACTACAGTTGTATTTGAATATCCAATACCAGGATTAATAACATTAACTGCAGTAATTTTTCCATTGGCAATTTCTGCTCTAAGTTTTGCACCACTTCCACTTCCTGTTGGGTCAAACACTTCCAACTCTGGAACAGAGAAATACTCTCTTCCACCAAACTGCAAGTTTACAGAATCAATAATGCCAGAAGTAATAATTGGTTTTACTTGACCCTCTTTACCAGTTTTTGTGGTAAGTGTTGGTTTCTTTTCTAAGTTTAAAATTTCAGAACCATACTTAGTGCCTGGTTCATAAAGATAAACTTCTTCAATACTACCTTTTACAACAGGTGTTAAAATTACATTATTGACCTGTGTTGTGGTTCCAAGTCCTACACTATTATAGTTTAAGGTTAATTGTAAATCGGGATATTTGAACTGCTGGAAACCAGTTCCAGTAGAAGTGAATTTTACAAAGTTTTCTTGGTCAAAGTTTGTTGTGATGGTTGCACCAACACCGGCATCACATAACCTGAATGAATCAGTTGAATTGGTTAAAACAAAATATTGAGTTGACTCTGATAAACCAGAAATTGTTTGTGGTTGAGTACTTCCCAATCCAACTACAGCAGAATACTCTACAATTTCTCCGTTAGAGAATCCATGATTGGCAAAGTTAATAGAGAAATCTGAAGTAGAAATTCCTTCTGGTTTTACTAAAAGTTTTCTATTTGTAAAAGATCCACCGTCAAGAACTCTAACTTCTGATAAGGTTTTCTTTGCTTCTCCAGTTTGGAACTTTTGAGTTCCATTCAGAGCAGTAGTTCCAAAAGAAATTGTATTAATTCCTAATGTATAGTCTTGAAGTGTATTGAATAATTTTATAGTTGTATCATTATCTACCTTTGCAATATATGTTGCGTTATCAATTAAAGATGATAAACCTAATCCAATACTGACACTTTCATTACTTAAGTTTTTATAGACAACTTCATCACCACTTTGTAAGTTATGATTTTTGATAAAAGTCAGTTGTGAGGTAGTTGTACTAATTCCACCACCATCTGTAGTTGCTCTTGCATCGAAAAAGAGATCTCTCTTTCTTAAAATGGTAATTGGTTCAAAACTTCCACCAAATCCATTTAAACCACTAGAAGTTATAGAAAGAATTTCATTGATATCAAAATCTTGTTTATCTACAATAACTTCTTTAATTTCTCCTTTTACAACTGGTTGAACCAATGCAGTAGTTCCAGATCCTGCAGATACTTCAATAACTGGAGGATTAATTACGTCAAAGTTAGATCCACCGGACAATACTCTAACACCTTCAACAGGTCCATAGTAGACCTTATCAAAAGTTTTATAGTTGGAAATTTCAACACCATTAATCAACATTCCTGTTGTTCCTGGAGTTGTCTTCTCTCCAGTACCATTCGTAATGTTCTGATTGAGGTTAAACTTCTTAAATACTTTCTGTGGATCTATTGTTTGTGATCTCTGATCATATAAAACAAATGTATGCGTTTCCAATGTAGTCGTTGCAGACTCAAATTCAACTGCATTTGTATCATCAGTAAGAAAAGATAAAGCAGTAAAAAGTTTAATTTTCTTTGGATTTGAAGAAGAAACTTTTACATAATAAAAATCATCAACAAGTCCTCTCAACCTTTGACCGGTTGGATTATATTTGACTCTATCACCACTAACAAATGGAACGTTAGTATCGAATAAAATTGACGTATATAATCCTGTTGCTATATTAACATCCTGAAGACTGCCAGAAGTTGATGAAATAGATGTTAAATTTAACTCTTTGGATATACGATATGCATAATCAGTGATCAAACTAGATCCTCTTACCCCCGACGAAGGTAATGAATTAGATGCAACATAAGCAAAATCATCATCTACATATAAATTTTGTATATCTGATATAATTTTCTCATTTCCATATTTGAAATTAACAGAAGTACTAGATGCTTTGTTAATTTTTCTTCTTATTGAGTAAGTATCGGGAGAACTTACAAAAACACTGTTATCAAAGTTTGCAAGTTCTACTGTTTTAGATCCTGCAGCAATCTCAGATGAGACATATGGTTCACTAGAAGTTGCAGTAGGATAAACGATCGTTCCAGTCAGATCAATAAACTCTACAAGATCACCTTTCTTAAGTTGAGATCTATCAATCTGGGAAAATAATTCAACGTTCGCACTATCAATGTTTTTAATTTTTGCTGAAGAGCTAGTATTATAAATCCATGAATTTGCAAAAATTTCTTTATATGTTTTATCTTGTTCTGGATTCTTGATTAATGTTCCAATATTTTTCACAGTTATTTCTTGACCTTCATCAACGAAAATATTTTTGGACTTCTGCACAAAGTTTGACAAGACTCCAGTCAATCTAAGAACTACTTTCTTAGTTGTGTCTCCTTCTTCATATGCAAAATAAGTATCATCAGAGTGAATATTATCAGTTGCATTGATATCACTGGTGACACCAGAACACTCTAAGAACTGATTAACACTCTTATTTGTGTATGTAATTGTATTATCACCAGAAAACATTGTTCCGGCTTCTGGGAATCCAATTGTAGAATCTACCGATATTACGGAAGAACCAACACTAACTTTTTCTAAAACTTTTGATGAAGGAGTGATCTGGAAATTTCCTTGTACAGAACTATTTTCGTCAAATCCTACAAATAAAGAAATTTTGAAAAACTGTTTTTGATCTCTAGTAAATGGTTCTACTGCAGATACTGATGCATTTACAAAGGCATCGGTTGTTTTTACTAAAGTTTGACCAACAAGTTTTGTTGGATCTCCAGAGATAGCTTCAGCAACACATACTTCCCTTCTAATGAAGTTTGCATCAGATGGTTTTGTTACATAATCTTCTAGGTTGATTATACTTGGTGTTTCTCCATACAATACATTGAAGAGTATTCTGAAAGAATCATCAGTTCCTTTTGACTCATAAAATGATCTTGCTTCTTTTATAAAGTTGCCTACATTTATTTCAGAACTTAACTCTCTATTTTCAAATCCAGGTGTAAACGTGGTTTTGATCTTATTATAAAATTCCTTTAAAAATAGTGAACTGAGGTTTTGTACAGTCGCACCATTACTGTGAGATGAAGTAGTTGATGTGGAAAATACTAACTCTTCTTCATTTAAATCTGCATGATAACTGGTAATACCAGAAAATCCACGAACACAACCAGTAAAAGTATTTGTTGTTAAACCAGTGTATGTTATAATCTCATCATCAATTTTTAGCAATCCATATTGATTTGGAAATCCTTTTGTGGTTGGTACTGTGATGGTAGTAGCAGCAGTATCAATATTAGAGGATAATGTTGTAGAACCTACAACTACTTCTGGAGTGAGGTTATCTACTTTAAGATATTGATCTAAATTCTCTACAATATCTGTAGGACCACCTTGATATTCTTGCGAAATATAATATTGCTTAAGAAAATCTACTGCCTTCGGACTTTCGTCCAAGACAAACTCTGGTAACTGATTGGAAACTATATCCTGAATCTTTACTCGTGATTCAATTCCAGTCTGTATCATATTACTCTCTAATTAAACTTCCGTTGGAATAACTTGACGTATAGAAATCTCTGTTGAAAACAGTTCCAGATATTTCATCACCCGATGAAATAACATCCTTAATCATATTTATTTTAGTTTTTGAGATATCCAAATTGAGATAAAGATCTCTCAAACCAACAACATCATTTGATTCTGGGAATGCCTGAATCTCTATGACATTATTTGGTTTTGATGTAGATGTAATATTTACCGTTCCTAAATTAATCTCCCCACGAACATAATCAACTGTTCCTGCGGATTTTGCTACGACTCTAACTGTTCCATCTGGGAGGTTTTTAACAATAGATACAATTCCAGTTTTCTTATCTGGATTTGGAACATCTGTCAGATATACAGTATCATTGTCACCGGCAACTTTAAATCCTGTTGATTTTATATTCTTTCCAGCTTCTAAAACATGGAATTGATTTCCAAAACACAATTCATATTGTGCAAATTGATTCAATAGTGCTACCAGGTTTCTTCTAATTTTAACTCTGGATATGTTTGAAGTAATTGCAGTGTCAGTGCCGTCAATTGTCTTCAATGCTTTACTATATCTAAATCTTCCACCAAACTTATTAAGGTCGGCAGACTTTGAATAATTTGTAAGTGATTGTGATATTTTTGTCTTCAAACTATCAGGTGTGGTGACCATAGAGTCATTATAATAAACAAAAGAATCGAGTTCAACGTACAGAATTTTAAGATCGACAATTTTTTGATTAATACCTGAAATTGAATATTGCTTTAATTCGGATAAAATTCTTGATTTATTAAAATCTGATACAAGGAAACCATTTTTTGGTTTAATTGAAATCTGAACCGTACCAAATTGTGGTGGATCTAACTCTTCACCACCAACAATTGATACGGAATCGGTATCTGAGTAAATTCTTTTTATAATTGATTCATAGTCACGTCCAGTAACTGCTCTATTCTGTGATGAATAAGTTCTAGGAGCAAAATACTTGATCGAATTCAAATCTTCAATTTCACCACCATTACGTGATGCATTATTAGTTGTTATTGTACAAGGTTGAGTTGCAAGATTATTTCCATCAGAATCAACTATTTGACCAGCAAAAGAAAATGCCTTTGCACCGTTTCCATCCTTACCACTTGTCGTCAAATAATTTACAGTTATAATCTCACCTGTCTCAAGTTTTCTGCCAATCAATCCATCACCAAACAGAAGTTCATATTTTTCGTCTTGGACTTCCTGGATCAAATAAGTGAATGAAGTTGAAGTAGCATCAGTAATATTATCAATTAACTTATATTCTACTCCTAGACCATCCTCACTTTCTTTTTTCACGTATACTTTCATGGTTGATGTATCAATAAAAGAATTATCTAAGATAAATCTTTGATCCAATGAAGAGTCTACAGTGAATTTTTTGGTAATATATGTTCCTTCTAATATTTCTAAATTACTAAACGTTGCCGTTCTTTGTGTGACATCAACACCACCAACGGTAAAATCTGTTATTGTGGTTGGCAACTGAACATCTTCTACTATCGAGAATGTATATGCAGTATCACTTATATCAGCAACAGTAACTAGTCCTCTCTTCAATACAAATGTTGGTGTGGTCGTGTCCTGTACATCCACTGTAAAGGTTACAGATGCCTTTGCAGCAGTTCTAGAACTCGGTACATACCCAATGTTCCTTGCAAGAGATACAACGTTCTCACGGAGGGTTGCAGAGTCCAAGAAGGACTCATTAACAACCATGTTAGAGTTAAATGCAGTTATATAAGTGTTATATGCTAGAGTATCGAGTAATACAGAAAAGTTTGATCCTTCAAAGTCAAACCCAGAAAAATCTGAGTTTGCACGAAGATAACTCTTAATTGACTCTTTTATCTGATCGAAATCTAGATCTGTGAATTTTGTAAAAGGCATATTATCTGGTTGCCTCTAATAGGAACGAAT